AACTACTTTGACTCTGACAAGGAGGCTTTTGATAAGGTAGCAGAGCTAGTGGACACAGATATACCACATGATGACATAGCAGAGTGGGCATATCGTAAGCATCACAGGGACAATAATAAAGATATTCTGATAGATTTAATAGAGAAGAGCATAAGTCTCAAGCAGGCAGGTATTAATCCAGCATCAGTTTTGTTACCACCGATGGATAAAAGCAATGAGGTTGTAAGAAGACTTGCAATAGCCGAGAGACGGTTAAAGGTCATTAGAAACGCTGTGGTGAAAACAGTCGGTATGTTCATATGCTCTGATTGTGGCATAGAGATACCTAAAGGAGAGCAAACAATGACTTCTGAGGGCAAATATAGGTGTCCTTCGTGTGCACAAACGGATGCACAAGTTTTAAGACGGTTGAGTGATAAAGATAGAGTGAGATAAGGCTTATACAAAGCCTTTTAAGACGGAAGATTAGAATTAAATGTAGGTGGTAAAGAATGACTAAGGGAGAAGAGAAGATAGGTCTGAGAGGAGATATTACACTTACCCTAAGGGACAAATATGGCAGAATTAAAGACCAAAGGAAAATTAGGAACCTTATTGTAGATAGTGGCTATGACTTTGTCTGCGATGTTATGGGTAACTCAACTCAGCCTGCGGATATGGGCTATATTGCTATAGGTCAGGGAACTACTGCTTTTACTGCAGGAGACACCGCTTTATACAATGAGTCTACTAGAAAAGCTAATTCATATTCACATACAGCTGGAACTAAGACATATGAGTCAGTTTCTACTTTCAATGCAGGAGAGGGAACAGGGTCTATAACAGAGAGTGGATTATTTAATGACTCAACTGCAGGAACAATGTTGTGTGCGCAGACCTTCTCTGTAATTAATAAGGGTGCAAATGACTCTTTGGAAGTAACGTGGAGAATAACTCTATCATAAGGCTAGTGAACTTATAACAAGACTTTGGAAGTGAGCTTACATGAAGGCCAAGATACTAGTGGGAATTCCAACAAAGAAACATATAAATATTGAGACATACGCTTCTCTACCATGTCTTAGAAGAGAAGACGTTAGCATTGAGATACACTATAATTCCTCAGTAGTCTTGGATAAAGCCAGAAATGAGATTATAGAGAAGTTCTTAGAGGGAGATTATACTCACTTGTTATTTCTAGACAGTGATATAATTCTCCCAAGCAATATTCTATCTCTGCTTGATAGGGATAAAGCTGTTGTTTCTGGCCTCTATGGTATATGGAAGGACGGAATGGCTGTTCTGAATGTATTCAACAAGACTAGAGAAAGAGGAATTTATAGAGCAGTCAACTATTATAGAAAAGGAGAGCTTATTGAGATAGCAGCATGTGGCCTTGGATGTCTGCTTATCAAAAGAGAGGTTCTTGAGAAGATTGAGCCTCCTTGGTGTGTTCTTGCTAGGTGGGATGAAGAGCAGAAGAAGATGTATTATGCAGAGGACTTTGACTTCTGCGATAAGATAAGACGGGCAGGATACAAGATATATGCAGATACTGGTGTTGAATGTGGACATGCTGTCACTGTAGACATACTGGAGATAACTAACTATGTTGGGTCTAAGCTTGAGAGAGAAGAGCTTATAGATGAGCTTTCTGAGTATACAGGATTAAGTGAGCCTGAGGTAAGAAAGAATTTAGATGTAGCAACAGATTCTCTTGCTAATGAGTGGGATAGAAGGAAGCCAAAGACGGAAGATGATATACTATCATTTTATAGAGAAGCAGACATGTATATATACGATTTAGTCTGTTTGAATTCAAATCCACAGAGCATGCGAAGAAGAGGTGAAGTAAGATTCAAGCTTTATGGTAGTGTTCTTGACTACGGTGGAGGAATAGGGACATATTTAATAGATGCATGGGGTGCTGGAAGAAGAGACTTGAGTTACGTAGACCTGAGAGGCAAGACTTGGGATTTTGCTGAGTGGAGATTTAAGAAGAGAGGAATTTCTGTAAAGATGATGGAACCAGATGAGCTGGTTGGAAAATACGACTGCATTCTCTTGTTGGATATCTTAGAGCACATAGTGGATTGGAAGAACGTTTTGGCAAAACTTGTGAACGAGCATTTAAATGATAATGGTGCTCTGTTCATAACTGAGTCTTTTGGTGGGATAGAGAATAGAGGAAAACGTATGCACCCAATGCATTTTACATCAAAGAAGGGGGAACTCCGAGAGGTCTTGGATAATCTATTAGAGGGTAGAAATGCAACTTATTATTTGTGGGAGAAGAGGAAAGATGGTTAAAGAGGATAGGCGTGGTTTGAAGCTTGTGCTCAAGGACAAAAATGGCAAGCTGAAAGTGAAGATAGAGTCTATAAATGGAAAGTGGAATAAGAGAACATAAGTCAGTGGGAGGTGAGAGTGGTGACAATTGATGTTAATATTCCAGATTGGGCCAAAGGAAGAAATTTAAGAATCTTTGCTGGAATCGAGCTTTTGGCTTATAAGCGACCTACAGACGAAAAGTGGCACGTTAAGGTTTCTAGATGTAATATGTGTGGTAAGTGCTGTATGAATTTACCAGATTATCATTATCTAAGGGAGTGGAGAGACCCTGAAACAGGCAACTGTAAATACTTAGAGAAGAGAGGAGATACATATGAGTGCAAGTTAGGAATGGGAAGACCCTTTGCTTGTTGTATGTCAAATCCTAGTCGAATTGAAGAGTGTTCTGAGAAATTTGAGGTGGTCTGAGAATGGGGTATTCTGCAGTCAATTCTCATGCCAGATGGGGAACAGATGGAGCCTCTGTTTCTTGGGATGATGTTTGTGGAGCTAATATTACTGATGTGGAGACTTCTGATAACAAAGTTCTTTTGATGCAAGTTGATAACACTAATGCCCACGGAGACCAAAGTATTACTGTTGTTCTTCAATATTCTAAAGATGGTGGTGCATGGACAACGCTAACAAGTTCAACAGATTGGATTTATCAAGCAGCTCAAGCTTTCAATGATGGAGATGCAACTACTGCAGGAGTTTGTTCAGCCCCAGTTGGTAATTGGGTTAATGGAGAGAAAGATGAGAATAACTCTTTACCTGCATTATTATTGGATAAAGATGAGTGGACGGAGTATTGGTTCTCAATTAGAGGAGCAAATGCAGCAGGTGGCAGTGATTACGAATTTAGGCTCTATGATACTGCAGAGGGAGCAGAAGTGCCACCTGGTGGAAATCTTACAAGTTATATAAAAGCAACAATATCAACAGCAGGACAAGATTTATTTCAGACATGCACTGAAGGAATAGGTGTCTCAGATGCAAGATTGCTTGATGCGTCTTCTTTTAGGTCTGAGGCTTTGGGCGTTAGTGATGTTATAGTGAAGTCGTCTAGACCTGTCTTATTGGAGTCTTTGGGTGTATCCGATGAACTTGTGAAGGTGTTGACAGCATATAAACTTATTACGGAAGCTCTGAGTTTAGCTGACTCAACACTTAATATGCCTGGTTTGTTAAAGGCAGAGAGTATAGGCATAGCTGATAGCAGAATTGTATCAGATAGCATTCTTAAGGGTGAATCTATTGGTATATCTGATACGTTTTCTGAGAGCTGGGATGCTTATAAAACTCTAACAGAGACCATGGGTCTAACTGATACGGAGTTGCCTTCTGTTGGAAAGGTTGTATCAGAGTCTCTAGGTGTATCAGATTCTATATTGAGTGTATGGTCAGCATATAGAATACTTGTTGAAACTTTGGGCTTTACGGACACGAAGCTTCTCAACACAAGACGAGTTGTGTTAGAGTCTCTTGGATTAGGTGATGCAGTGCTGAAGAGAGCAAAGCCAGTTTATTCTGCAAATATCACTCTATCTGATGTTAAGCAACTTGGTGTTTCTAATATACTATCTGAGGCTCTTAGTATGACTGATGCTAGACTGACGACAACCTCTATAGTGAAAGAAGAGGCTTTAACCTTAGTTGACCAAGTAACAAGGTTATTGACATACATTAGGGTGCTTACAGAGTCCTTAGGTTTACTAGATGAAATTGTAACTCAGTTGACATATAAGAGGCTTTTCTCTGAAACTTTGTCTATCTTAGATACAAAATTATTCCAGACACAGAAGATTCTGTTAGACACATTAGATATAGCAGATGCAGTATTGAAGCAGTTGACATATCATAGAACATTATCTGAGGCTCTTGGTTTATCTGATGTTAAGCTATTGATGACAAGTCTGTTGAGGAGCGAGAGTATTGCTGTAAGTGATGCTGTTCTTGAACAGGTTTCCTTCTACAGAACTTTGGTTGAATCATTTGGTATAGCAGACACTCGTCTGGCTAAGGTTATGTTCACGTTGACTGAGAGTGTAACTCTATCTGATGTTTTATTGACACTATTAACATACAAGAGACTTCTTGAGGAGTCCCTTGGACTACAAGATGTTACCGAGAAGGATATAGGGAGTGTTAGAAGCGAGAGTTTATCGTTAACTGATACATTTTCTAGAGAAGTTGTATACGAGAGACTCATTCAAGAGACTCTGGCTCTAGCCGATGCTATAGAGTTCTTGAGAACAAAATTGTTGCAGGAGAATATTAGTATACAGGATGTATATTCTAAGACATGGAACTCATATAGAACCTTTGATGAATCTATGGCGATATTAGATTCAAGGTTATCTAGAATTAGCAAGCCTATATCAGAGACATTAACACTGGGTGAAGCTATAAGGAAAGGAGCAGGTAAACTTGTAGAGGAATCGATAACTTTCTTGTTCCCCAATTGGACACGAATGAAGAAGAATAAAATAACAGGAAGTTCTGCTGGGGCAGTAACTGACTATTGTGTGAAAATGATTGTTCATAAGGGTAGTGGTGTAGATAGCGCTACAGATGTTTACTGTGACGGTCATTGCAATGATGACTTCAGTGATATACGGTGGGCATCAGAGTCATTTGAGATACTTGATTACTGGATAGAAAAGGTTGTAAGTGGAGACTATGCTATTTTCTGGATAGAGCTGAATCAGATACCAGCAAGTCCAAATACTGTTGATATTCACATGTTTTATGGCAATGTCGATGCATCTTCAGAGAGCGATGGGGATGAAACATTTATATTTTTTGACCACTTCGACTCGTCTTTTGATGGTTCTAGATGGACGTATGGAATTACTTTTACAGTAGCTGATAGCATAGCAACACAGAGTGCAAAGAATGGTGCATTTATGGCATACACAAATGATACATTTCTCAATAAGGCCTGTCGTTTTCTGCGTAGACATAGAACATATGATGGCACGTCTAATCATGCCCATCAGATTGGATTTCAGAATACATCTGTTGACAATGTATGTCGTGTATATTCATATAATACAGCTAACTTTGTGACGAATACACAAAAAGATGGGAATTCTACAGACATACAAGACGGTGCAGCTGATACAGGCTGGCATGTAGATGATATAAGGTGGAGTTCAAACAGAGTAGAGTTTCTAGTGGACGATACACAGGAGATACATACGACTAATATACCAACAATAAGTTTGCCATTTGCTATAAGGGCTTATGCTGCAGGAAGTGCGTATACTTATGTAGATGTGGATTGGATGTTCATCAGAAATTATGTATATCCAGAACCTGCATGGAACAGTTGGTCTGAAGAGAGGACGATATACTTTGGTGTTGATATGTCTAGAGCAGAGACGTTAACTCTGGGCGATGCAAGAATATTTGATATAGGAAAGCCATTGTATGCTTCTTTGAGTATAGTGGATGCTGTTCAAAGGTCTGTTGGAAAGTCAATTATAGAATATCTGGCTATAAGTGACTCAGATGCATTTGACTTTTCTAGGTATCTAACAGAGACACTAAGTTTGACAGATGAGGCCATTAAGGGCCATGGAAAGATTATAGAGGAAAGCATTGCTATAGGGGACTCGCTTACTTATGTTAAAATACTAAAGAAGTATCTATCTGAAACTATGGTATTGACAGATAGCTTCTCAAGGAATGTCGCATACAAGAGAGCTTTTCTTGAGACATTGGCGATACAGGACATTAAGCTACTTAAGTCAATCAAGGAGTTACTTGAGTCAATGTCTATAGCAGAATCAACAAAACTAGTGATACCGAAGATTCTGGATTTATATTCTTCTGTGATAGCGTCACTCAATATGAAGCTAGAGATGTTAAGTTCTTTGAGTATGACCACAAGCTTTATTGAGGCAACGGATATAGATATAGATGAGTTAGGAGAGGGATAAATGGCAGAAAGCGCTTTCGATAATGGAGAAACTGCGATAATAAGGGTAACTATAACAGATTCCGAATATGGAGGCCTAATAGACCCAGATGCAGTTAAGATATCAATTAGTGTTGGTGGTATTGTTAAAGTAGATAATCAGCCAATGTCTAAGAAGTCAGCTGGTGTATATACTTACGATTATACCACAGCAACAGTTGGTAGACATAATGTAACAATAACTGCTATTCAGAATGCAGCCAACAGAACGACAATAGAGAAGTCTACCTTCTTGGTGATTTAGTGACAATAGGAATCGGTAATGTCAGAGAGATAGTATCGGATACTCTTCCTAAAAAGAATGCTGAAGAGTATTTAGCAACTAAGGCTCTTTTGGCTAGGCATATACAGATTCATCATCTATGGAATGTTTATAGGGACGTTAAATATGTAGAGGAACATATATCAATTGTTGAGGAGATGAGAGATAAAGGTCTGATTCATGTCTATATGGACGATTTAGATGACACTCTTAGTGGGTATTCTCCTGAGTCATAAGCTTTTTTGGAGGTTGAGAAAGCCGTTGAATTGGGGTTGCTGACAATGAAGGCATTATGAATACTCTGTTCATGAAAATAAGCAAATGAGAAACTTTAAACGCTATTAAAACTATAGTTTAAGTGTATACAATAAAAGTAATGGTTGGAAGGTAAGATAGAAGAGGTAGAGAGGGATTATATGCCTATTGAAGAGACTGCGAATGAGATAAGGGCACGAATACAGAATCCGAATAAGTTTGATTCGGAGTCATTTAGATATAAACCGTTTCCTCCTGATAATCCAATAAAGGGACTATATGCTATTTATGCATGTCCAAAGGGCAATTGGTCTAATGGTAGATGTAAGGTTGGAGTGCAGGTTCAGTCATTTAGGTTTTCTAAGAAAGAAGGTTGGAACATGACAAAGGCTAAGGACTGGCTTGCTGAGCATAATTATACTGTTTTGAGTGGTGATACTACTAGTGCATCAGAATCTGCTATTCTCTCACAGAGCAACAACGATGGCACATCATTTACTGTTCCAATTGAGTATAAGTTCTATCCACCTACTATTCCAGATACCGTTCTTTATCCGAAAGCTGAGTTGGATATAGCATTGAGTGAAATTCTTAAGTTGCAAGATATGCTTAAGGAGAAAGATGCTAAGTTACAAGAGCTTGAGCCCAAAGCTACAGGGTCTGTTGTTACCCTTGAGGCGAATAAAGTTTACGGTATAGCTATAGTCGAGGGATTCTATAATGGAGAGTATTTCCTTTGGGAAGACATAAAGAAAGCACATAAGGCACTTGGTGGAAAGTATCATAATCTAATGAAGAGAGATGATAAGGAAGTTCCTTTGCCAATTGTTCTTGAACACAGCAAGAATCTTAAAGAAAAGGTTGGCGCTGTAACTAAGACACTCTTACATGAAGGAAAGAAAGCATTGTTATATGAAGCTGAGATTTTCGATGATGTTATATATGAGGCAATAAAGAGGGAACTTATAAGAGGTGTATCTATTGGATGCAATAGAACTCCAGTGAACTATAAGGGTGCTAAGAAAGCAACAGAGATATTCTTATACGAAATAGCATTAACGGATAGGCCAGCAGTTAGAGCATCCACTCTGATAGCTGATGGTCTCAGCAAGGAGAATATATCCAAGTTAGAGTGGAATACAGACGAGAGGGAAAGGGTTTTAAATAAAGAATATAGATATCTAGAACAGGATGCAGAGACAGGAGATGGAGATATGTCTGATATTAATGTAAAGACTTTGGGTGTTATACCCGATAATCCTGCTGGTTACGGGAAGTCTACAGGAGATTGGGTTGCCCCGAATTTAGAGGACTTTACGAGCAAATCTTGGGGTGACTTAACAGATGTAGAGAAGAAAAATATTGCCTCGCACTTTGCTTGGTCGAGGACAAGTCCTCCTGAGAAGTATGGAGACTTAAAGCTTCCGCATCACAATCCTAAGTCACATGCTGTGGTCTGGAGAGGAGTAGCAGCAGCTATGGCAACTCTGTTGGGTGCTAGAGGTGGAGTGGATATACCAGATAGCGATAAGAAAAAGGTATACAATCACCTTGTTGCACACTATAAGGAGTTCGAGAAGAAGCCACCAGAGTTGACAGCAATGTTGATGCAGGTGCTGGCTGAAGGCAGACCTAAGACTGACAGGGAGAGACTTATATCGCATTATGGCGAGGATATTGCACTTATGCTAATAGCCTTGATTGGCGATGATGCATATAAGCTCTTGCCACCTAGAGGCACTAAAGTAGAAAAACGAGGTTTATCTGAAGAACATGAAAAAGGAGGAAAAGAAATGGCAGATGAGAATAAGGATGAGTCAACAAAGGGGCCAGATTCTGAGAATCAGGTAAGTAAGCCTGAGGAGCAAAAAGCGACTGAGCCTTCTGCAGAAGATAAGGCTAAGGAAGAGGCTAAGATAAAAGCTGAACAGGAAGCTAAAGCCAAGGCTGAGGAGGAAGCACAGGAGAAAGCAAAGGCCGAAGAGGAAGCTAGGATTGAAGCAGAGGTTAACAAGAGAGTCGAAGAGAAGCTCAAGCAGATAGAAGAGACACGCAAAGCCGAAGAGGCGAAGAAAGCAGAGGAAGCTAAGAAAGCTGAAGAGGCCAAGGCGAAAGAGGAAGAAGAAGCTAAGGCAAAGGAAGAGGCAGCTCCGAAGGAAGAGGCACAGAAGCCAGAGAGCGAGGGTGAAACCACAGAGGCATCACCTGAAGAGGACAAAGTAACTGTTGATAAGACTGACCCAGTAGATGCTCTGTTCAAATTGGGAACAGATTAAATAAGGTAGACAACCATAAGTAAAGATAGGAGAGATAAACGTGGAAGAAGAAGAGTTAAAGGAGTTAAGGGCGAGAATAGCCGAATTAGAGGCAGAAAGGGATAGAGCTAGGTTAGAAAAGGCTCATATGGATAACGCTAATAGAAAATCTTGTATGCATCTTACTAAACAAGAATTGTTAGATTTAGACTTGATGGAAGTCATAAAAGCAGCGGTAAGACATGATATAATATAAATAAAATAAGGAGGGTAAATTAGATGACTCGAAGGAGTGTTGAGTTAGCAACTATCAGTAAGTCTGATATAAGTGAACTCTTACCGAATGTCATAGCAGCTAGAATAGAGGAAGCTGCTGACAGAAAGATGATAGGTAAGCAGACCATGATAGTTAACAACGATTTGAAGGCAGTTCCTGGTCAAGATACAATCAAGTTCACAGCAGTTGCTGAAGCACCTATGGCACAAGATATATCACCTGGAGCAACTTTCCCATCTGCAGACTGGACTGTGACCTCACATTTGACTGTTACTGTAAGTAAGAAAGGTCACTCTGTCGCTATACAGAGGGAAGTGTTGAAGGCAGGCAGCAGAGACGTAGTTCAAATGTCTCTTGACAGATTAGCAGACAGTCTTGCTAGAAAGGCTGACTACGAGGTGCTGAAGAACGAACTTGAAGTGGGCACTGTTAACACGGACACCTTTACTGGAGATGGTTCAACGAAGAGTTTCACTATAGCATCTGGAAACAGGCCTGTAGCTTTTGTTGACTCTGCAACAGGAACTGTTGGTGGAGTAGCAAGCACAGACTTAGAGGTTCTTACAGTTGACCCAAGAACGGGTGTCGTGACTGTGAACAAAGCAGCAGACTCTGGAACGACTGTTACCATAAAGTCTTACAAGATAGGATGTAACTATATTCAGTGTGCAACGGCAGACAAAATCACTGTTTCAGAACTGAGACAGGCAAGAGGTAAGATAACTGCAAGCAGATTTGAACCAGATGTTCTAATCTGTGGTGAGGAGTTCTATGCTATACTCGTAACTAACCTTGACAGTCTCTTTGTCGACAAAGCTAAGTATTCCGCAGGGACAGAGCTACTGAACTTTGAAGTAGGTCAAATAATGGGAATGAAAGTTATCATAACTACTGAGCTTAATCCAAAGCTTGCCATATTGAAGGACTCAGACAGAGCTTCAGTGTGGGTTGACAAGGAAGGCGTTGTTATAGAACACAAATACGAGCAGAGCAATCAGACTCGAAGTATCTATGCTTCTCAGATGTATGGATTAGGAGTATTGCAGTCAAACGCACACTGTGCAATGATTCTACAGTAAGCGTGAGTCTCTAATGAGAGATGCATAGCATCTTAAAGAGGCTTTCTAGTATTCATTTACAGAGAGGGTGCATTCTATGCCTAGGAGTAACAAAGCCACTATCAGAGAGGTATGTTTGAAGCTGCAGCACATTAGAGACGAGTATGATGACATAAAAGAGGGCATTAGGGAGATAAAAGCCAGCAATAAGGAGACACATGATAAACTGTTTAATCATATAAGTGATGCAGCTAAAGAGCGTTCTGAAATAGTGCAGAGACTCGTCAGAGTGGAGACTAGGGTGCTGATTTATTCTGCCATTGTTGGTGGAATCGTTGGAGTAGTGGCGACTGTCCTCTCCATTGTAGCATTTTTAGCGACAGTTACATAGAGTAGGGAGAAAAAGGTGTTGTTTCTTTGTCTTATGGCAACCTAGACGTTATAAGGATAATTTCTGGACTGACTGAGGCTAAGGTCAGTCAATCTACTCTGGAGACTCTCAGAGGTTTAGCGGAGAATATGATTCTCTCTGAGATATCTGGTAGGGTTTCCAATGAGGAGATGGATGGGTCTGTGGATGGAAGCAACACAAAGTTCAAGATACTGAATCCTCCCTTAGCAGATAGTAACTATGATAAAGTGATAGATGCAAATGACATATCAGTATACCTATGGACTGATACAGAGGATGAATCCACAAAGACTTCTGCAACCGTTGATACAGTATATCCATCTACGGGCCTCGTTGTATTATCTACAGCACCAGCATCTACAGTTGAGGCAGTGACAGCTGATTATAGACACTATTTTACGGCAATACCAGATTGGGAGTTAGTTGATAGTGCAACTAATTATCTGACAGCTTTTCTTGCAATGGTATCCATTAAAGGGTCTGCACCAGCTAAGTATGCTCTTGGTAAACTAAGAGTGAATGATGATATGCCTGGAAGAACTTATGCAAGTGTCATGCAGGACATATTGGATATCATACGTGAAGGCCTTGTTGGTAGAGTAGGTAGAGCTGTATTTGAGAGTCGAGTTGGAACACTTATAGAGACTAATGGTGTCTAAGATGGAACACGATGTTGGTGTCATACTTGATTTACATGGAAAGAGTCTTACTTTACAAAAGATAACAAAGTCCGTGGATACTGAGTATGGTGGAATAGTGGAGGAGACTGTTACTTCCACCACAATTATTGGTTTTTTAGAAGAGATTAATTTAATAGAGAGACTCTTAGTTTATGGTGATATGTCCACCACTACTGTAAGAGGATTCTTCAAGACTTCTGATGGAGTTGATGTTGGAGACAGAATAGTGGATGGTAGTATGACATACGAAGTTGAGAATATTGTTAGGTATACTCCTTACATTGAAGCGGAGCTGAAGAAGTATTCTGCATAGAGGAATGATATGTATGCCTAGAAGGTCTGGTTTTAAGATAGATGAGAAAAGAACACATAGAGACAAAATGAGAGTTGTTGTCAAGTTGGGTAAACTTAAGACATATATAGGACTTGGACAGAGGAGAATCACAGACAAGACGGCTAATGAGATAGTGCAGAAGGCAAAGGAGTTCTGTCCAAGGAAAGGGGAGACAAGTCCAACTGGTTATGTGGCTACTGGAAGGCTTAGAGATTCTATAAAAGCCGAGCGAAGGGATTCTGGAACTGTTGTCATAGGAAGTGATGTTGAATATGCTCCACACGTAGAGTTTGGTGTTCAGCATCCTGGAACTACAAAGAGAGTAGCCTTTGTTAAAGAAGGAAGGCTTCATGTCATACCGACTGGAGTGAAGGCACACAGAATACCGTATCCTCCACCCAGAGCTTTCATGAGACAGGCTTTGATGTATGCTCAGAAGAGATTCTATAGAGAAGTTGGGGACATTTACACAAGATACGTCAGAGCTGCTTGTAGATAGGTCGAATAGTTAAGCTTATATTCTTAACCTCTAGAAGATTTATGTGGACTCATGAGTGAGTCTAAGGCATAAGGCGTGAGTGTTGGAAATGGTATACGATGAGATAGTAGCTAGGTTTAGAACCTTGCTACGTAATGAAATAACTGACCCCAAAAGCAGGGGTAGTGATAAGACAGATACTTTTACTGGTGATGGTAGCACCAAGGAGTTTCAGTTAACTCAGGAACAGGTATCTAATGTTAAGACATGCACAGTTGGTGGCGTATCTAAATTGGAGTTTGTTGATTACGAAACTAAGTATAACTATCCATCTGTTAAGAAGGCAACGATAGTATTTGTTACAGCACCTGCTAGTGATGTTGCTATAGTTGTTACTTATCATTATGGTGGAACTTGGATACACACATCATATCCAGAGGAGGACTTTGCATCTCCACGTATATCGATATCTCACATATCTAGTAGAGAGGATGAGTTGAGTCTTGGGTCTATAAATGAGAGTGGAGATGAGGCTATATACAATGTTGCTTGGTATCAAGTTGATGTATGGGTAAGACATGGAGATAAAGCTACTATAAATGGTATGATATGTTCTGGTGGCAAGATGGTAGATGTTCTTGCTAGCAATATTGAGAAAGCGATATTTCGGAAGAAGCAGGATGGAACTTTGAAGAAACAAGGTATTAAAGATGTTATATTAAGGATGGCGAGAGATATATCTATGACGCAAGAGAAGTTGATGAGGAAGCTTATGGATTTCGAGATTATATATGAGTTAAAGCCCTAAAAGGAGAATGAATAGGAGGAAAAGAAAATATGCCATTCAAAGGTTGGGAAGTTGAAGTATACAGAGGTGAATCTCAGACTGATAGCGCTACTGGTGATGGTAGCACAACTGACTATAACTTATCAGAGACTGTCATTACAGAAGAGCCTAGTAGAGCTACACCAATAGAACTAAAGGTCTACATAGATTCTGTTCTTCAATCATCTGGATATACTTTTGTTCCAGGAACACCCGATAAGATATCATTTAGTGTTGCACCCAGTAGTGGAGCTGTTTTACAGTTTAAGTATTTTAAGGAAGTATTGGTTGGCAATGCTAGGGAGCTAACGTATGACATAGTTAGGAATCTAAAAGACATAATCGGTGTGGGCTCTTACAAGCCACAATATATAAAAGAGCTTGGAGCAGAGTATACTGGCTCTATTGAGCACTTTATGACCGATAGTCAGTTTTGGGACGCTGTAGACCCTGCACAACAGTTCTTACCAGAGTTTGTTATACAGGCTAAGGTGGGAAAACCAACAGCAACAAAGAAAGTTAACTTTATAGGAGTCAAGTTTGAGTCTCTTGGTGGAAGTCATCCACAGGATGATTTTGCTACGGAGTCTCTCGACTTTAGAGCAAGGGATGCTAAGTTCACTGAGGCTTAGAGGTGAAGTAAATGGCAACTGAAGTATATTCTGGAGCGGAAGGAGTAGTCAAAGAGGGTCTAGCTGGTAGTGAGGTAACAATAGCATATGTTACTGGTATACGGTTTGAGGTTAACTCAAATGTATCTGGTATAAGGACACTTGGTTCAAGAAAAGTTAGTGGTCAGAAGATAGGCAATTTAGAAATTACTGGAACTATAGAGAAGATATGGCTTGACCATACTTATCTAAATAAAGTCAGACCACTTAACGACAGTTTGTCGCTCTATTCAATAGTTACAGAGGTTACTGGAAGCGATGGTGTTACCAAGACAGTGACTCTGTCTGATGTAGTGTTCAAGAATTGGAGCAGGGAACTACCTGAACTAGATGTATTGAACGAGTCAATAGACTTTGAGGCAGCAGATATAAGTGGGACTTAAAGTCCTGGTAATCATATAGCTCTTTAAGAGTAGAGAGCTTGTGGGAGTGAGTTCTAATGGGAGATAGGAAAATTATAACAATTGCTGATGTAATAGCATCAGAGAAGATACAAGACTTCGAGGTAACATATAAAGGAGCAGTTCTCAGGTTTAGATATCATCCTCTAACATATGGCAGCTTGAAAATGATGCTTAGAGCTAAAGCAGCTCAGGGTAAAGACGCATATGATAGAGGGGATGCATTACTATTGCACTGTATTAAGAAGCTTGAGTCAGATTCTACTGGTAAGCTTGTAGAGAAGGATATATCTACTAATGAATTGAACAATATGCCTTCTGGTCTTGTTGGAGACTTGCATAGCAAGTTTGGAGACCTATCTGGTATGGGCGTTAGTGAGGCTGACCTAAAAAAGCTTCTAGAGTCAATGACCAGCTAAGTCCAAAGCGTATGGCGAGACTCGAAGCTAGAGCTGTAGAAGCTCTACTTGACAGTGGTAGGTCTTGGGACGAGATAAACAACATGACTCCTTATCAATTGAAGTTCATTTTAGCAGGAATGGCAGTTAGAGCAAAGAGAGAAGAGAGACTCATTAGAGAGGCAAAGTCAAAGGCACGATATAGAAGGAGATAGGAGATTGAGATAAAATGGCTGGATTTGGTTTCCGTGGAGTTCTGGGAACTGTCAGCATAGTCATTTCTGTAGTTGATAGGGTTTCTAGGAGAGTCGAGAGAATAGGAGAGAACGTAATGGGGCTCGACTCAAAAGTCATGAAGGCAGCTAGAGGATTCAGAAATATGGGTATGATGCTTACAGCGTTTGCATCTATTGCAACAGCTGCTTTGGGTGACTTAGTTACCAAATCTACAGAATATTGGTTAGCGTTAAGAAGGACTGGTGTAGTTGCTGGTTGGTCTGCTTCTCAGACTGATGAGATGCGAGTTGCAGCTACTGCACTGTCGATGGAATTTGCTGCATTCGGTGTAACTCAGAAAGAAGTTGCAGAAGGAATGTATCATGTTGCATCGGCAGGTATACATGAAGCAAGTCAGATTACCAGCTTAACCAAGACTGCATTGGAGTTGAAGGCAATTCATGGAGTGGAGCTACCAGAGGCAACATATACTCTTGTTACTTCTATGAAGGTCTTTGGGTATACTGCAAGTGAGGTATGGAAGGTAGCAAACAGTCTTAACTATGCTATCCGAAACTCTCTATTGACTTTTGATGCTTTGTCAGATACCATGAAGTATGCAGCACCATTGGCTAAACTTGCAGGATGGTCTCTAGAGGAACTTATGGCTGGTATAATGGCAATGGCAGATGCAGGTATTCAGGGAAGCAAAGCAGGAACTACTCTTAGAGCAGTAGTTACCAGGTTAGCTGCACCACCAGCAGCAGCTAGAAAAGCTCTACGAGCACTTAACGTGGAGTTATTTGCACTTGATGATAATGCAAGAAGCATAAAGAGGAGCTTAGACAAGGCTGGAGAGGAGATGGCTAGACTTGAAGAGCAGACACAAGCTGTTGAGAGCAGAATAAAGTCTCTACAGGCCACAATGTCAAGATTTGGTATAGAAGAGAGAAAGATACGACTAAAGATTTCAGGCCTAAGATTGAGAGCTGCTGCGGAAGATAGGGACTTGACAGCAGAAGAGGAGGAGAGAATAGAGAGATTGACCTTAGCTGCTGAGGGCTTATCTTATGAGAATGAAGTGTTGGCCATTCAAGAAGAAGAACTGCAGATACAGACAGATAAACTTAACGATAAAATGAATGAGGCTCAGGCAACAGAGGAGGCTTTGGCTAAACAATTCAATGCAGCAAAGGGAGCAATGCTACCGTTACCAGAGATATTGTCTAATGTAGGTCATGCTTTGTTAGGAATGAGCGTTCAGGAGAGATTGGCTACTATAGAAGCTATAGGTGGAAAGAGAGCATTGGCAGGATTTACTGCAATGCTGATGGCAGAGGTTCCTGCTCTGGCAAGTGCAGAGATGAAACAGGCTACTTTAGCAGCTGCAATAGAAGATGGAATAAATGTTACGGACGATGCTATGCTTGCTGTAATGGGTATAACTGGTGCTGTAACTCGACATTCCGAAGCTATGAAAGCAGAGGCTGATGGAACAAGGGAGGCAAGCTCTACTGCAGAGATGCTGAATTCTCTAATAAAAGATGAAATCTTAGTTCAGTATGGTAAGCTCCACAAGGAGGAAATGAAGAGAATTGATGATATGCTGAATAATGTAGATGCTATGCTCACTGCAATAGAGACTCAAATAGTAATGGCAAGAGTCATGACAACCTTCTATAAAGTTGTCCTTGGTGTTATAGGAGTTCTTGGAGACTTGGGTGCTGTTATTCTTATAGTGGGTGGGCCCTTCTTAATGATGGTAGGCTATATGTTTGCTGCAGGTGCAGCAATAGTTCAGTATATGGCTAAGTTGATTGCACTCATTCTTACCAAGTGGGCTGGTGTAGCAGCAAATACAGCATACGCTGCGTCTATATTCATTGTTGGTATTGCTCTGGCAGCTACTATAATAGGGATGGTCTTGTATATCAAGAGCGTTATTGATTCAATATCAGCTACTGAGGAGGCTAGGCTGAACAATCTGAAGTTTAGTGCAAGTCTTGAGAATCAGTCAAATAGTTTGGAGAATACATCTAGGGACCTTGATGAATACAATAAGAAGCTTGATTCTCTTAGAAGCTCACAGGAGAGTGTAAGAAAATCTATAATGTCAACAGAGGATGCTCTAACTGGGCACTCTCTGGTAGATTCTCTTAATGAGAGTAGCTCTGCGCTTAAGTTGATGGAAACCAGGGCAGCAAGACTGCGAGCAGGATATAGAATGCTGACATCCGATATAATAGGATTGGAGAATGCAATGAGTCCAGTTGTCGATACAATGAAAGCTGGAGCACTTGGTCTGACACCACCACCAGCCGTGGCTACACGAGGTAGAGAGGGAGTAGAGAAGATTAATGTTAATATAACGGTAACGACTGGGCCTATATCTGGAGCAACTGATGCCAATGAATTAGGAAGAATTATAGGAGAGAAAGTCGTAGAGGAAATTAGGAAGGCTATACCATAATGTATGGAGGATATAAAAAATGAGGATTAGTGAAAAGATAACAGCAGTTCTTAGAGATAAAAACGGCAATATTAAACAGCAGAATGTGAAGGAGGACTTGATTACTACAGTTGGCTGGGATTATCTTTGTGACAAAGTGGGTAACACATCAACTACAGTTACTGGAGAGAGTGTTGGAACTGGGGATGGAAGCACTGTAACCTTCTCATTAGCTAATGAGGCAACATTTGACGTAGTTGGCAAGGTCGATGGTGTTGCAAAAGGGCTTGTATCTGTCAATAATAGAGATGGAACAATGACTTTTGAGACTGCTCCAGCGTCTGGCACATCAATAACGGCTGATTACAAATACTGGTCAGAGGGATGGAAGACAGATTACATAGCAATTGGTAGCGGAACAACGCCACCAAACGTTTCAGATACTGCATTGGAGAGCGAGATTACTACAGGCGGTGGAGCTAGAGCGCAAGTGACATATGCTCATGTAGCAGGGACTAAAGTATGGTCTATATCAAATGTGTTCACATTTACAGCATCCCTTAGCATCAATGAGGTTGGTGTGTTCAATGCAAGCAGTGGTGGGACTATGCTTAGTAGACAGTTGTTTCCAACAACATTCAATGCATCTTCGGGAGACACTCTTACTGTGGAAGTTATCTATACCCTAGAAGATTAATATGACGGAGGATTGATACAATCGCATGGCTAACTGGTTGGGGAGAGCGAAAGACTGGCATAATTAATGGAACTTCTGCTGGAGCACAGACTAATTACCAGATGAGAATTAAAGTCTACAAGGGTATAGGAACTGATGGAACTGATGTTGTCTACTGCAACAATCAGTGCAGAGATGACTTTGGTGACATAAGATTCACTGATGATGATGGAGCAACGCTTATACCATATTTTATGAGCTGGCTGGTGTCTGGTGTAAGTGCTTATTTTGATATAAAGATACCTGATATACCAGTCGCTCCAGGAACTAAGACTATCTATATGTATTTCGACAAATCTGATGAAACTACCACAAGTAGTATTTCTGATACATTTCCATTACTTTCTGATGACTGTGAGAGCTTAACAGGTTGGACATATTCGGAGAATGACCCAAATGGAACTACCACTGGAGGCCAGAGCCAAGAGTGGAAGACTTCTTCAACATACAGTATAGGAGTGTGGAGAAGTGCTGAGATGACATATGCTGGAACATGGGGAAGGGAGACAAAGAGTTTTGATATGACTGGAGTAGCACTCTTGCTCATTGACGCAAAAGCTGTGCGAGAGTCATTTCATGAAGTTACTTTTTCTGTCTCAGATGTTGGAAGTTGGACACTTGATGGAGAGTATGATAGTTTTACTGTAGATGTTTCTGGTGCTACAGGAGCAAAGGATGTCTACATACAGCTAAAAGACCTTCAGGACAACTATGGCATCTTCTCACCTAGAGCGCTCATAGATTCCATCAGAGGAAGGGAGGCTTTAGCAAGTCCTGAGCCACAGTTTCAGGTTTGGTCTTCTACATATACTGCATTCTCTGAGGGCTATGGTGTAACGGATGAAGCAATGCCATATTATCATTTTTCTCAGACTAACTATACTCCTTTGACAAATGTAAGAAAAGAAAACAAGATTGACGTTGCGACATTTACTTTTCCAAGTGGTGAGACTTCAGAAATCCAGATACTAGGCGAAAGTGCAGGAACTCTATCTCTGTCTGGCTACATATTATCCACATCGGACGACCCAACCGCAAGGGAGATGAAGAAAACAGAGTTACTGCATGCATTGAGACTTGGTATTCCTATTATTATAACAATTCCTGGTGAGGGAACATTCAGAGTTGTATTTACGTCAATTGTCTTTGAGGATGTAGAAGGAGAGCCTGATTCATATAAATTCACAATAAACGCTGTTGAGGTAAGTTAGGAAATAACAAGTATGTCTATATCTGTCGTTGAAGGGTAGTTGGTGACTAATGGTAAGCCCTCTAGAAGGATGGAGAATAAGAAAGAAGCAGACTATTACTGGAAGCACTGCTGGGGCACAGACTAATTATCAGATGAAGATGACTGTTCACAAAGGTAGTGGAACAGACTCTTCAACTGATGTCTATTGCGATGGTGCGTGTAGGGATGATTTTGGAGACATCAGGTGGACTAAATCTGATGGAACTACCCTATTGGATTACTGGATGGATGAAGCAAACTATGTGAGTGGCGATTATGCAGTGTTCTGGATAGAGATAGATTCTATTCCAGCCAGTCCCAGCACAGTTGACATCTATATGTATTATGATAACAGTTCAGCAACCTCTATTTCAAATGGGTCTAATACTTTTCTTTTCTTTGATGACTTTGAGTATACAGACAGTCCGTCTAATCATGGATGGTCTATTACAGATGGAAGTAGCTACATTAGCACAAGCACGGACTACTCCAGAAGAGGGAGTCGAAGCTTGAAGATAGATGTGCCTGATACTAAATGGGCTAGAATGAAAAAGACATTTGCTGCTACCAACGAGATAGCGGTTGAAGTAGACTATTACGAAACTAGTAGCTCCGAGACATCCATACATACTGGATTAGAGATAGACGAGGGTGTTGATGACTATATAGATAGATTCCCCTGGGTCTACGATAATGCAAACTACAAGGGGTCTATTAATAATACAGATGGAGTTGTCTCTTCTGTAGCTAGGTCTAATGGGTGGCACCACTTCAGAAATCAGAGGGATGGGTCTAATGCTAAATCACTAATAGATGGAAGTGTTGTCTCTGAATCATCCTACTCAAGCACTCAAACAGTTCAAGAGGCTGGCTTATGTAGTGGCTCCAGTGGAGGTTATTCAGGATGGGCTAGTGTTAGATATTGGGATACTTTCAGAATAATGAAATATGTCAGTCCAGAACCAGCATGGGGCTCATGGTCTGATGCGGAGACATTCGTGTTGGCAACAGAAACGCTGAATATCTCAGATACAGTGTCGTCAGTTGTTGACTTCCACAGAACGTTGGCTGAATCTGTGGCTCTAACTGATACAGGAGTCTTTGACTATAGTGTCGAGTTGAATGAGTCTCTTTCTTTGGCTGAAAAAATGGGTCTTAGTTGCGGTATATTTCCACCAGTGTCACCAATACACACAGTAGAGCCCAAGACATCCTTTGCTTTTCCTAAGTGGGAGATAAGATGCTTTGATTCAGATGGCAATGAAAAGAAGACACTATCACCTATAAAGAACATTTTGTCATGGAGAATAGACAACTCTGTGACACCAGAGAGTGATTCATTCACAATTAATATAAACAATAAGGATGGTAGATATACAGGCAAGTTTACTGTTGGAGACATAATATTGTTTTACATAGGCCGAACTCTGACGCCAAGACTAAGAGGTATCTTAGAAAGTGTATCATGGAAGGTGGATAGTGGAGGAGAAATTATAACACTGAAAGGCAAGGATTACACTTCAATCTTTATAAGAAGAATCATAGATGCAAATTACACTGATGTTGATGTCAAAAAGATTATAACAGCAACATTGGCGGTGGATGGATATTCAGGTCTTATAGAACTTGCAGGATTAAGTTCTGATATAACGACAAACAATGTAGAGGATACAGACCATAGTGTTAGTGTCAAGTTTAAGGGAAAGACTCTATTAGACTGTCTTAAAGAACTTGCCGATATGATGTTAGCTAAAGACGATGGAGAAAAATATATGTTTTACTTGGATGTTGATAAGGACCTACACTTTTTCAAGGAATCTTCTTCACAGACAAGCTCAGATAAGTTAGAAGTGGGTGTTAATATTATATCATGTAACTTTGAGCAAGATACCTCCAGAATAGCTAATAAGGTAAAGGTAGAAGGAGCATATATAATCAATAAGAACATTGACACATTCAATGTCGGTGCAGGCGAGACACAATACACTTTTATTACAACATTTCCAAATATAGACAGGATAATTTATCTCAAAGTTGATGGAACAGAAAAAGAAGAAGGTGTAGATTATACATCAAACTATCTTGCTGGTATCATTAGCTATTCCAATGGTGTTGCTGGAGCAGCCACCGTTGAAATATCATATTTATACAAGGCCAGAATATCTACTACGAATGGCTGGATGGAAGATGCAGTATCTCAAAGTGTGTATGGTGTTAAAGAATATGTATTTAAGACAGATATCGACAATCAAAATACAATAGATAGTCTAACGCAGTATCTGTTGAATTACTACAAAAATGCAATATATAGAGGAACAGCAAAGACTACAGGCATTTACAAAACATATGCTGGAGATAAGATATCTGTGTATTACCCAAATGCAACGATATATAATACACTATATAAGGTCATCAAGATAACATTCGAGTATTCAAGTAGTGGTGGTTTGACAGAAACATTGACATTTGAGGAAACTATACCAGACATAGCAGAACTACTGAAACAGCTTCTCAGAGAACACAGTGATACAGCTACCAGGATGCCCTAGTTCTAGATATCTACATCATACGTATTCGCTTTTCAACGTCAACCTTTTATGGATACATGTTGACTATATACTAGGTGTATCTGTTATGACAGATAATTGATGTCTGTCAGAGAAAGAAGAAGATTTGCTATCCACTATACAGAGCGTGGAAGGAAAAGGTATACTAAGAAGGGTGGTCTTGTTAGTGCAACATGTAGAAAATGTGGTCTGAAGATAAGGGTGAAACCAACATCTTCAAGGCTTTGCACTAACTGCAGCTATGTCTGTAAGAAGCTACCGAGATACTATTTCGTGTAGCCGTTCTTACCTATTTTCTTAGCCCACTCTCTAGCGAAAGCTCGTAATATTTCTTGAGGGCCAATGTCTGCTTTGTGTCCATGCTTATGGCTCCAGTCATCTATGACTCTAGCTTCTTTTGGAGTAAGCCTAACAATGAACCTTACGTCTTTGGAATAGTATCTGTCTAGTTTCTTATCCCAAACATCTTTGTCTATATACTTTGGTGCCTCAAGCATAGCTCTTGTCTTCTCTGTCTTTGACATAGAGTCATATCCCCGTATATGCCTAAGGCCTTTATGAGTCAGAGGACCAGCTACTGCATTGAACAACTCTTCCATGTCTTCACCGTCATATGCATCGCTGTTGTCTACCTCTTCCTGAATTGTGGGCTCTTCAGATTCTGTATCCAATAAGCAATCAAACATTTCTTTTGCATCCTCGACAATTGATATCTGTGATACATGTTCTGAATGTTCAGATTCTTTGGTCACACCAGTTTGCTTATCTGTCATTATAACCACGCCTCCATCTTAGTTTGTTGCTTCATCGCCACTATATCACATATTTCCTTAATGTTGGTCTTCAAGGAATTGAATAACTTTCTCTTATCTATAATATAACCCTTGGGGACTTCATCTACAAAGGCAATGGAGTCTGTAAAAGGAACTCCTCTTGGACACTCTTTTATTGGAGCTACTTTGAACCTATCACCCTTGGAGAAAGAGGTTCCTATCCATAGATTAGAGTAGGCCACACCTCTTAAGACATTATCAGCCCTATCATAGCTTCTTGGGTCTTTTCTTAAGGTTGCTGGAGGGCATATTACTGAGGCTTTAGCTGCAGAGAACTTATTCCACAGATTCTCAAAGTATTTGGTGTCGATGCTTTTATACTTACCATCCAGTATGAGCTTTATTACCTCTTCTATTGTTGCGCAAGTGAACTCAGACATATTTCCTTTTTTAATCATATTTTTAACCTCAAACTCAAGCTTTCCGTTTCCAACTGTATACCCTGCATAAAACTTCTTATCCTTTATTATAAGAGCCTTGAATACTCTGTCTAACTCAACAGATATTCTGGAATCTATGTTATACTTTCCCTTAATATACTCCTTCATAGCCTCCGTAAGTTCTTTTGCTAGGTGTAGACCCTCTTCATTCAGAGCATCTGTCTTTGCCAATATGAATATACTATCAGTATCTCCAGCCAATACAACATAGCCTCTCTTCTTGGCTTCTTCTTTCAGTTGCATCAGATACTCTCTTCCCTTTGCAGTTATCTTTTCTGCATATTGTAAATCTCTCCACCGACTAGACCCTGCACCCAATACACCATAGAAAGAGTTTCCAATTGACTTAAGTGCAGCTTGGTCTAAGTCTAGAGTTTTCTTCACTATTGGATTAGTTTCTTTTGACAGAGCATTCTTAACCTCAGCTCTCCATATGAGGAAACGCTTAATTACTTTTGGTATAAGTCCTGGTGGTAGATTATGGTCTATCATTATGGAGGGATATGTAGTCTTGAAGTCAAGGACAATCACATTGAAGTGTAACCCTTTGATGGGGTCTAAAACTATAGCAGCTTTGTATGTTCTCTCTTTCTTACCAATCATACCAGATTTGACAAAGCTATCTTTACATTCTCTCAGAAGGACAGTATCAACTATCTTATTATGACTGAATACTTTTTCTATACTGCATCCAACTTTCCTTCTTAGTTTCTCAAAGTAATTGGATAAATCTCTTTTCTTATCTATGTCAACTAACCACTTTACATGCTTATAGTTCCTCTTTATTATCTTGGTGGGAGCATCAAGCCAAGTTGTTTCAAAGTCTGTGATAGTATGGTCTAGAGTTTCACCTAGTTCTGTCTTTGCTATATATTCAAGCGAATAGGAAGGAAGCTCTTTCTTGAGTTTCTTGAAGTATGCATCTCTAAGTTCCAAAGCTCTTCTACCTCTTATCCGACCAGTTCCGTCAGCTCTGACAAAAGTCCTATTCATTATAGACATTCTATTTGCTGGGAGATTGAAGCAGAATGCTCTATTTATTAAATATGCTAAGTCAAACTTTCTTACATTCCAACCAGCTATATAATCTGGGTCTACTTTTCTTAGCCACATTATGAAGTCATGTAGTAGAGATACCTCGTTCTTTTTCTTATGCATTATGGCATTCTCATGGTATAATACAAGGTCATGCGTATAGAATATGTGAAGCTTACACTCATATGAATCATAGCACCCTATACATATTATTGGATATCTAGTTAATGCAGGACTGGGAAACTCTTCTCTAGACGCTACTTCTATATCAATATACAATATCCTTGGTGCTACATCAACTTTATCGCATGGAACTATTTCACCGTTCTCTATCTCAAAGCCACCAGTAAGTCCCTTTTGAATCATGTATACATCCTCAAAGGGAATATCTGCTTGATGTGCTTCTTTGTATCTTAATCTAAGGGCTCTTACGTCTCCTGGGGTTCTTGTCGTTATAATTTTAACTTTATCACCTTTCTCAGTCTGAAGATGGTATGGCCTAGCACCAACTATGGCTTTATAAGATGTATTCTTTGCATCAGCAGGAACATAGAAATGTGGCTGTATTGATTCGTCTCTTATCTTCACTCTCTTTCTATTTTCATCTCTACCTATGAGATAAGTGACAGTTCTACCATGCTCTATGGAGTATTCAGTAGCGAAGATTACTCCACGCATACTAATACACTTTGGGATATCTCGATTCAATAGAAGCGCTTTCAGCAGAATAGTTCTTTAGAATATACCAACCGACTTGTGCTGTCAGACCCATTCTTAGTATGTAGATAGATTCCCTTTGCAGAGTTCCAACTTTAAAGAGTTTATAATTGGGTGGCTTCTCTATTAAGTCCATTTCATGCCAATGTCCCATAGCCAATATATCAGGTCTCTCAGTAAGGTTCCTGAATACTTTCTCTAGATTATATGATGCAGCATAACTAGACCCACCTTTACCATGCATCATCATAAGTTTGAACTGTTTATTCAGAGACAGTATGGCTACATTATGATAGTAGTTAACTGATTTGACCTCCTTTGCTATCGCATCACATGCATCAAACCCTTGTTTGTGCCTTGCCTGTATCTTTCGTTCATGATTACCCATTATCAGATGAACTTTTGTCTTAGAGGGTAACTCTCTTAACATATCAACAGTAGCTTCTACCTGTTCGTCTATTGAATACATACTTAGGTCTTCCCTCTCTTCTGTGTAGACACCAAGTCCCTGTAATATGTCTCCACAATGTATTACATCTCTGATGTTATGCTTATCGATGTCAGAAACAAGCTCACGATATCCAAGAGCCGAGAAACCCTTAGACCCTATGTGCCAATCTCCTGTAAGCATAATGGGTGTCTCTATTTTAGCTACGGGTTTATAGTAGTCTTCTGCCATGAGTTTGCCATACCTTACAAGGAGATAGAAAGGAGTTCCCTTTACTCTAATCTCTTTGACATCATATCCTCTCTTACGCAATACCTTGATATAGTCTTTGATTGTTAGTATTGAGATTGCTGTATGCATTTTACTCTCTATCTTATACTTCAGTTGAGTAATCGATATGGGTAACTTCTCCCTCTGTAAGCACTTCAGTATCACTTCATCTGGCGAGATGACTTTGATATCTTTTATATTCATTTCCATCCATACCTCTTTTTTAATTTTTTAATAGCTTTATGGTTTCCATAGATAAGGTCTATGCCCTTTCTGAATGAAGAAATAATCCCCTTTCTTGTAAGTTCCTTACAGATTTTCTGAACTTGTGAAGCCCCCAATTTAAGCCTATCAACCAATTCCTCCGCTGTATATACCTCATCATTTGGTGCGTTCTCAAAGAAATCAAGTAGAGCTTTCTTTGTAGGACTCCTACGCAGAAAAACTTTCTCAACATCCTCTAATTTCATTACATCATACTTCCTTATAGAAATCACATTCAGTTACATTCAGAGTGCCCTTAAACTTTTCAGAGAAAGCCTCATTGTAGCTTCCTATACATTTATCTCTCAAAGCACATTTCTCACATATGCCCTCAAGCTTTAGAGCCATCTTTGCCCTCCTTATACTTTATCTCAACATGCAGGAAACGGTATACATTTTTCCCTACATTTCCCAGAACCGAGACTAGTTGTTCCTCACTCATTTGACTCAGTTTTGCTATTGAGTTAGCTACCTCTCGTATAATCTTTCTGGCTGTCTTTATACCAACTCCTTTTATCTGACATAACATATTTTCGACAACCACATTGTCTGGAGCTTTAGAATGTGTAAAAGGGACTGGCCTGACTGTTGGAGACCCAAGTATATCATGACCCTTGGCCAAGAAGTAAGCAAACTCCTCATCATCCTTGAACAACATAGTTGGGATGTGAAGTCCACCGAATAAGCTTCTTGCTCTATATGCCATGAATCTACTGTAGTCGAACTGATGTCCTCTCCTTATGATATCTTCTGGAGTTCCAGTCACGGCCAGTATTGCTCTATTACCAAAAGACTGTTTCAGTCTATATAGCTGATTCCACAGTCTAGGTGGCTGACCATTAATACTTCTACACGAAGCTAGGTAGTCTGACATACTCTTTCTCTCAAAGCCCCAGTCTCCGATTTGTTCATCAGCACCAAGTTGGTGCTTCTGTTCACTTGGGACACCAAACTTTGAGAGATGCTTTCCTATTGCTAAGCTCTCGTGTGTGTCTATATGAACAGTCATTTCACTCCTCTTCGCCTATAGGCTCTCTGTTGACTACATAGAGTCCATAAACGTTGAGTTGTGGAATCTCTTCCTCTACAGATGTTCCTTCTATGTTGTTGCTTCCTTTACCAAACCTTGGATTTGCTAGAAGAATCAAGTCACTCCCAACACCAAAGTCCAATGGGATTGTCGGAGGAACCCAACTCGTTACTGCGTCTTCACCCATTCCAGTAGATACATCATCCACCTTAATGACATAGTTACCAGTCCTAGTCGGCTTTCTTCCTATAGACGATGCATAGCATCTCACTAAGACTAAGAACTTCTTATCATTTATAGCAGCATTTAGCTCTACCAGATTTGTATAGAATGGAGCCAGGTCTTCACTATTCAGAACTTCCAGAATATCATTTCCCTGAATAGGTAGATACGTTGTGTATTTGCTAGCTCTGAGGTCTTTGATTTGGTTCTTCGGGAACCTATCCAGAGCCTCAAATGTATACCAAGTGTTGTCTTCTAGTGTAGAGAGACTCTTCACACCTTCCTCTCCACCAGCTCTGTATCGCATAGGCCTATATCCATCTCCAGTGAGAACAATTCCACCAGCAGTTACAGCCCATAGATGCTCAGGCATAACTTTACCGATTCTGTTATCATCCTCACTTAAGAATCTACATGTCTTTGTAGACCACAGTGGCTTCACTACACCATTCTCTTCAATAACAATATCCAGAGCCTTTGCTATTTCTGGGTCTTTCTTATATTGTTCCATAGCAGCTTTTCGTGCGTCTTCAACAAGGTCAACAACTGGGCTCTTACCCAAGAAGAAACCTTTAAATGGTCTCAGATGTTTCATTGCTTTACGTCTCTTTTGTATTCTCTTCAAAATATAGGTGTTGTCCACTTCTCTACCTCTGTTTTTTAACTCCTCTTCTATAACCTCTGCTTCATGTTGTAAAGCACCAGGTTCAACATTTAGTTCTTTTGCCCATTCATTCAACGTATTAGTTAATTCTTCGTTCATGCATTTACCTCAATTAAATAAGGGTATAGCAAGGTATTTAAAGCGACTTAAATGCTTCCAATAAAAATTAGTTTTGTTCTATATTACGAGGCATTATCTAGAATGCATGATAGTGTATAGTGTTATATATTTCTGATACAGCGCAATGTGATAAGCTCCTTTTATATTGTTAATCCATTTTTTCTTAGTAGCATTTCGCAAGTGCTTTAAATATAGCATGTGGAGCTATTATTGAGGAAGTCTAATGCAAGAAGTGATAAGAAAGAATGAAGAGTCTTCTACATCTACGAAGCCCACTGTGTTAGCAAGTGTTTCTCCAGATGCAGATGGACTTTCTTCAGCAGCTTTATACAAGCTAATGAAGAACATTGAATTTGAAATAGAGTGTCCAAGTTTTGGAAACATAAATCCTAGAGCAGCTTATGTGTTCGACCAGAAACCAGCAGACCCCAATCTAAAAGTAGTGGTCTTTGACCATCACCCTCCTTACCCAGAAAAACACAACTGGGAACTACATACACAAGGAGACAAGAAACCAGCTACTCTTGTTGTAGCCGAACACTTAGGCATAAAAGAGGGCTGTCCACATGCTTGGAGAATACCAATAGGTCTAGATGGAGATGGTTCATCTGCTATGACACCAACTTGGATATGGCGACAATTCAGGGAACTCACAGAAATAACAGGTTATCCAAAAGAGACGTATGGTCAACTGAGAATTAGTCCAACCCTAGCATATGAGCAGGCAAAGTCTCTGATTAATTTTGGTTGCAGACTTGGTGCATATAGAGAAACTTTCTCGATATACTGTGATGCAACAGACGTATCAGATATATTGTCAAGTCGATATCTATTAGATTGCAGGGAGAAAGTCAATAAGGAAATGAAGCGAGTTATTGAGAGGTCTCTCTTTGTATTAGACTTCCCAAGAATAACTTATTCAGAGTATTCAAGTCCATATAAACTATGGATTGCTCACAAAGGGCATGAGTTAATGCATAAGACGAGTGTTGCTCTGAATTTAGAAGATGGAACTGGTTCTATAAGAGGGTCACTGGCTACTCTAGTCATAGAAGAACTTCAGAAAGCAGGAATTAATGCAGGAGGACATCTCTACACTGCCTTTGGTGGTCTCTTATTTAAACCTGAAGAGATTGAGACAATCAAAGCTGTGTTGCGGAGAATATGAATGATAAGATTCCAAAAGAGCTATCTCCAGAAGAAGGGAGGATTCTAGAGAAGTTCATTAGGGATATAAAATATCATGGAAAGTCAATATCTCTGAAACTTGCTAAAGCTGTCTTGTCAGACTTATCAAATGGTAAGGAGGGCACAGCAAAGTTCAGATTGTATTGTAAGAAGACAATGGATGGATATGAGGCAAATGGCAAGTGGAGCCAATATGAGAGAAAAGCAAAGAGTCTCCTTGAGTCCATAGGAATAAAAGAGAGGGTGCATTATCTGCATAACTTCAAGATACAAAATAAGGAACAGACAGGATATTACAGCATTGACATGTTTTTCTTCTTACCAAAGGTTGCTCTAGAGTTTGATGGGAGCGTATGGCATGGTAAGATGGGTAATGCACATAGTAAAGATTATAGAAAAGATGAATGGTTGAAGAGCTTGGGTATAAGGGTTGTTAGGTTCAGCAACAAGCACTTTAGTTTGAGTGATGGAATACTCAAGGGACTTCTTGTTAGAGCATTATTTGATTCTCCAGCAAGAGACCCTGAATCAAGATGCTCTGTATGCAGAGTAGCTTTTCCAGCAGAGTATGTCTACTGTCCTCTATGTGGTGACTTGCTTACAGGAATTGAAACAAAAGAAAGACATAAGGTGCATTGAAGAAAATATGGAGTGATTTTATATGGAAAGTAAGAGTGAGAATGTCAAGAAACTTACATATGAAGAAGTCAGAGACAGAATAACAAGTGGCTTCAAGGAGGACATGGTATATAACTTGGAGAGAGTGTTTACATACTTCGTGTCTAAGAAGGACATCAAAAAAGCAATAATACACAACTTAGCCGAGATGAGGACAGAAAACGAGATGCTTGAAGCTGTCTTGAACAATATAATGCTGAAGCAGAGGTTCATAGCTATGCTGAATGTGAAAACTGAGGAGAAAAAGAGTGTTAAAGTAAAAGCCAAGGATAGCAAAGTGACAGACAAGACCGAGAAAAAGACTAATAAGCCTGAAGCAACTAAGACTAAAACAGTAGAAGGACAGGAGAGAACATGAAATATGAGCAGATTATAGAGCTTCTAAGAGCAAAACATCTCGTCATTAAGAGAGCTATAGTCAGAGCAGAGAACGTCAGCATTGCAGAAGTTGAACTCTATGAAGATAAGATAATTGGTAGAGTTGAGACATCCAACAGAATGAACACTTTTGCTCTACTTCCAGAGACAGGAGGATTTCATTGCTCCTGTATGAAGAGTAGGTCTAAGAGGGTCTGTAAGGATATCTTAGCATATCTTAAGACTCTATCACGTGTTAGAGATAAAAGAGTATTGAATGAAACGATGAAATGGTTGAATGAATTAGCTAAAAGGTGAGGTGTATATGGAAGAGTCTATTGAAGAGTCCAAAGGGAGATATGTAAGCACAGGGTCAGTAGCAGTAGACAAGTCCCTTGGTGGAGGATTCCCTGAGGGAAAGGTATCTGGTGTCTTTGCTGGGTATGATGTTGGTAAGACTCTGCTTATGGCACAGACAGCAAGCTACTTCTGGCATCTGACTAAGAAAGCTGTGTGTTACATAGACACCGAAAAGAGCTTCAAGCAACCAGAGGACAAGGCCAAAGTGATTGGTATGTTCAAGAAGAGATGGAAGATGCAGGGAGACCCAGAGATAGTGTTCAAGTTTCCAACGAATATACATGAGCTTATGCGAATGTTGGGGAAGAAGCTCACAGTGAAGGACAAAATAGATGATAAAACTGGAGAATTAGTGATGACCATAGCTCAGGTGGCAAATGAAACAGATGAGAAACACTTTCCACTCTATATGGAAACAAAGGAGAAGAAGTATGGTCTGATTATTCTGGACTCCATTACAGAACTTATAGAGAATTGTATCTCAATTCCTCCAAGACAGAACTTTCCAGCCAGAAAGACAATAACCAAGAGCATAGTGGCAAGACTAGACCAGCTGGCTTCTGACTTCAATATTCCAGTGATATTGACAATACATGAATCAGCAGACCCTGCAAGAGGTAAACTTGATACAGGTGCACCAGTTGGTGGTGCAACACTTAGATACACAATTAAACATATGATACAGATAAGAGGTCATCCTCATGGAGAGAAGAGAACATTTCATAAGTTCAGGTGGTTTGGAGAGCCCTCTAGCAGAACTTCTAAAGAAGGTCTAGAGGTGACTCTTGTTAAGGATGTTGGATATTCTCCATAAAGAGGCAAAGGCAAAGCATAATTAACTGAAGGCGATGTGGTCTACATGAAACTTGGCTCTTGGACAGAGAAGGAACTGGAGTTGCTTAACATACTCTGGAATCCAGACAAGCCCAGAGAGACAAAGAGAGAGCTAATGAAGGCTCTAGATAGGAAATGGAAGAACATAAGGGACAAAGCTAAGAGAATGGGAATGAAGATGAATAAGCCTCTGAGAGCTTGGTCTGAAGAACAGGAGGCATATCTAAGAGATAATTGGATGACAAGCTCCCCTAGGGCTTTATGCGACTTTATAGACAAGAGCTGGGATGCAATAAGGGATAAGGCCAAGAAGATGGGTTTACCACCAAAGAAGCTTAGAAGGAGAGCTTCAGTAACCATTATACCGCTGATGATATGTGATAAAAGATTAGTTACAGGGGAAGTAGGATATTCGGAACAAAAGCTTATAAGGTGTCTGAGAGATGATATCTTAATAGGTGAAAGGGCAACTATGTGTGTATTCTGTAAAGAGGCAAGACCTTTAAATGATGAGGAACGAGAGAGATATGAGGTGCTAATGAGGAAGAGAGCACAGTCTCCTCTCATACAGGACAAATGGAGGTGAATGTAGATGGTGTATCAACTAATAGCAGGTATTATGGCTGGCATAGGTAGAGCACTCGTTGGCTTCAAGAAAGCCGAGGGCGAAGAGTTCAACAAGGTTAAGTTCTTGAAGACTGTCGGTGTAGGTGCCGTGGGTGGTTTAATAGCTACTCTTATGGGCATAGCTGATGTGAATGTTGGCATACAAGCAGCCACAATTCTAGGTTTTCCAACTCTGATAGAAGATGCTGTGAAGGCCTTCTATAGGTGGCAACAGAACCGTTAAGTAACATACATGCTACAATCTAGAGTGTGGTCAAATAAATGACAACGGATTATGCTGTCTACGAGAATCTCCTACATGTGCATACGTGGGAGGACACTTCGGGATTTCATATGGTTTGCACATATAAGCTTGTGAGGGTATCTTGATGTCGACTGGTCTACTAGATAGGTTCTTTCCCAATTACAAGGATTCTGCAACGTTCAAGATGATTGATTTTATTTTCACTTTTTTAATTTATTTCTTCATGGCTCTTGGAGCACATGAGATGTTTCATGCGCAACTTGGTAGAATGCTTGGGTATCAAGCCATTGTTCATTTTCCGTCATGGACTTCTGGCTTTGTTACCTTCACACCCCTTCCAGTTGACTTATTGCATATCTTTCTCATAGGAATAGCTGGTGGTGGCTTAGTTGCTCTCTTCTTCTTTGGCATATCTTTCGTTACAGATGACTGGGAGACTGATATGGTGATGTGGTTCTTTGTTCCGTTTCAGGGCATTTATGCAATTCTAGAGGTCTTATATATGATGCACCTTGTGGGCATAGTGTTCTTGGGATTAGTTCCACCAGCTATAGCCGTTGTTCCTTTCATATGGAAGATAACAGAGAGAAGGAAGCATATATGACGTGTGCATCGACACTTAACAAGGCTATTGAAGACTGGATAAACGATGTAGGCACTCCAATTATATCGGCAGCCTACGATATTGCTGTTGCTAGACATATGATGGAACTGAATGAGATTAATATATTTCTATACTACCTTGGTCACACGGGAGCGATATATGAAATAGAGCAGTCTACTAAGGTTGGCTATTTGTCTCGAAGGGAATCTAGCAGGCTTATCAAGAGAATAAAGAAAATCATAAGTGATGCAAACAATGTCTTCAATGATGCATGGTTTAGAAGTAGTCTAGACTATGAACTTAGACAGATTCAGATATTTCTGGACACAAGACACTACAGTTCTTTCATATCATTTCTCAACAACAGTAGAGATAAAAAGCCTTTTAAAGAGACTGGTATACCTTAGTATAGAGTTACAATCGAAGCAAGGAATGAGCGTAAGTAAATAGGAGGGTTTTGATGGCAAATGATAAGGAGAACAAGCCAGTTAAAAAAGAGACAGAAAAGCCTATTGTCTATGTTGGGGAGAAGAAGATATCCTCTTATGTTTTAGCAGGGTCTATTCAACTCAACAAAGGAACTGAAGTAGTTATCAAGGCGAGAGGTAAGAATATCTCAAGGGCCGTTGATGTTGCAGAGCTTCTGAAGAAGAACTTTGCACCAAATCTAGAGATAGTTGAGACAGTAACTGGAACTGAGCCTTTTGTTGTAGATGGTAAGACAAAGGGTGTCTCCACAATCAGTCTGAAACTGAGAAAGAAGTAAAGGGCATATATGGGCTCTTGTCTTGAGATGTCCCCAATTTGTGGGATATTTCACAGAAGAAGAATTGTCTTTGTTAGAGTAGACGGAGCTGTATTATGAGAAGAGATGGCTTCAGATATACATTAAGCCGTCTCTTCACATGCAGCATTCATCTGGATTTTATTCTGACTTGTTTTGAAGAGGGAGCTATAATTCAGTGTATTCGGTATCAGATACCTAGTGTATTGTATTGTCAACATAGCCTGATTATACCTTATGTAATAACAAGATATCTAGAACAATAGGTATTTAAGCATATGCGTAGACTGTATTGTCAGATACGAGGACAGCAAATGAGAGAAGAAATAGCAAGCATCAAGAAAGAACTTAAGCATCTGGATGAAAAGAGAAGACCCTTGCTTGATAAGCTCAACGCCCTAGAGTGCGCTGAGAGAATGCATAAGCATGAAAAGCTCATTGGTAAGACATTTAAATACAGAAATTCTAGTGGAAACAAAGATTGGTGGCTATACCTGAAGATAGTTGATGTCGCTGAAGATGGAAGCCCCATAGTAGAGTGCTATCAAGAGACTCCATATAGTATCGAGGTTAAGAGGGATGTCTGGTATTTGCTAGAGGAATCCATAGAGATATGCACAGGAGAGTTTGATAGAGAGGCAAACAAAGTCTTGAGTAAACTCACTCTATTCAGTGGCCGAGGAGAGAGAGCGAGAAGGTGAATTTATGAACGGCAATCAACCTCACTCAGAAGGGCGTGTTGAAATTATACACGACAATAAACTTCCTGTCTATGAGGATTCCAACATAAAGACCATAGAATTCAAGGAGCTATACAAGGGCAAGAAGTGGTGGTCTGCAGTAGTATTACAGGAAGTCTATGGCAAGAAACAGGTTGCTGTATACCTTTGGATATGGGATTCTGTGAATGTGAGATGGAAGAGAAAACATAAGTTCACCATTACAAGCAAGATTGCCTGGGAGAATATCAAGAGGGCTGTTGATAGGTTCATTGATAAGCTTGATGAGGGTGTTCAGTCTTGAAGGGACACAAGAATAGAAAACATGACCCTATTGGGCATAAGTTACACGATATAGACTGCAACAGGTTCAGCAAATTGTATAAGCTTACCACAGAGGACTCAGCTGGAGTAATCAGAAGTCTCTTGGATAACATAAGAGCTAAAGCAGATACAATAGAGTTCTGCTTGGTATCATGTTATGAGAGTCCTCTGATGAGGGAGACTGAAGCAAATTCAGAAGTTGACCCTCTGTTGTGCTTGGATGTCTATTTGCGTTCCATGATGAGAAGCATAGTAGACATTGGGGCAATAGCCCATATAAGGGCAGCAGACATATATGACATTAGAAAGAGAGCTAAAAAGAAATTCCTAGCAAGGACATTGGGTGCATGATTATGCGTAAGCTGAACATGGTAATAGCTGGATATATTCATAAGCAACTGGGAGTCTGATGTGAATGAAGTTCGAGATATTGGATACTGAGCCGTGCTTAACTCTCAATGCAATACGTGTGAGAGTCAAGTATTATGATTCAGCGGAGACAATAAGTTCTTTCATACTGTATCCACATGAAGATTTAATAGAGAAAGCTAAAGAAAACTATGGCACTGAGATGAACGACAGGAGAGTTAGGGCTGCACTGGCCAAGAAGATTAATGCATACAGAGGCAAGGTATTTGAGTTTACAGACTAAGCGAAGGGATACATATGAGTAAACACTGCATATATCTGAAGCTCTACGGGAGAAAAGAGACGTTATGAATGATACAGATATAGAGATAATGATTTTTAGCGATTTCTCAATTAAGTATTGTCCTAAGTGTGGAAGTGGCTTAGTATATGCTCCGCATAGTGTCCAGCCTGTTCATGACACAAAGGACGATAGAGGTGGATTTGACTGCTACTGTGATAACTGTGGTTGGAGTGGAGACATATACCCTGATTCTCTAGGGGACTTTAGGAGAATATTCAAGCAGTATAAAAAGAGATATATAAACGCAAACAAAGAAGGTAATAAGAGGGCGTGTAGCTCAACGGGAGAGCACCTGTTTTGCAAGCAGGAGGATATGGGTTCGAGTCCCATCACTGTCCATCTGCAAAACACCAAGGCATGATACGATGACTATTAGCGATGGTAGCGAATCTCTGAGCGAGTGGCAAAGAGCTAAGAGGGAGTGGGAGAAGTTCAAGTGTGAAATGATTAACTTCTCAATACCTAGGTTATACAAAGAAGAACTGGAGAGAGTTGTGAAGAAACTTAGAGAGACCAACCCTAGAATGAACAGGTCTAGATTCATTGTGGAAGCTGTCGTTAAGCATATCAAAGAGGTCAAAAGAACACTTAAACTTGGTAAAGAATGAGCAAACATACATTGGAGGGTATACTATGGTATTGGATGACTTTGGATATGGTATATGGATTTTGTGCACAATTATGTTCATCATAGGAGCTACTGTAGAGTGCTTTATCTACAAAGATTACTTTGCATCAGTTGCTGGAGTAATATGCGCATTCATGTCGGTAGCTGTCTTTTATATATCCAAGAGGTTTATTGAGATAGAAAAGAGCCTTCTCATTATAGCAAATATCTTAGAGAATGTATTGGGAATTGATGCAGATGAAGAGGAAGAGTAGACCGAAGAGAAATGCCTTTGGTAGACGTATACCTGCATTCTTAGTCATTTTGCTCATTATATTCATTATGACAACCGTAGGAGCTACAGCTATTCTGTTTCACACCCTGTCTGTCAAGAGAATAGATGCTTTTGGTGGACAGATACAAGGAACAGACTTCAGCATCACAGACTGGAATATCAAGCTCAAGGGCAAGAAGACAGTAGAGGTTACAGTATATGTGTATAACACAGATTCATCTCAACACACAGCTAATGTGTTTGCACAATTGCTGGATAATGCTGGTGTTCTGTTATTAGAAGACAATGTAATCGCTGTGATTGCTGGAACCAGCACATGGTCTAACAAATTTACATTTACTCAGGAAGACCTTGTAGCGAAGTTTACAGAAGCCGTCTTTTACATACATCAAATAGACTAAGAGCAGTGTTGTGATGAACGTAGTAGATGTTCAACAGACACTGACTGGACACAAATACATCTCTGTCCTGCCCACGTCAGTCATAGATGTGGGTCCACAGAAGTCTAGAGTAAGGGCTGGCAGTAAGCATTCTATGGAGAGTTCCAGAGCTACATTTTCACCATATCCAGAGGAAGTTGCCAGACTCTGTTATGAGTTATACTTAAGAGACTGCACTCATATCATAGACCCCTTTGCAGGGTGGGGAGAGAGACATTATTGGGCAAAGAGATATGGTAAGCAGTATACTGGATATGACATATCAGACAATGCTATCAGATTTGCTAAGGAGACATATGGTGTCGATAACATTCTTGCAGACTCTAACAAGCTTGAGCCTATTCCTGCCTTTGATGGTATGATAACGTCACCACCATATTACAACTTAGAGAAGTATTCCAACAAGAGTGATGATTTATCTAACTGCGTTACTCTTGGACAGTTCAGGGAAAATCTGTTGAACATATTCAAGAGATTCTATGACAACGCTTCAAGAGGGTGTCCCTTTTGTATCTCAATAGGGGACTTCAGAAGAGATGGACGATATTACAATCTGAGCTACATCCTAGAGAATATGTTTGTGGACATTCTAAAAGCAGAGCTTATAGACAAGGTAATTGTGAGTAGAAAGAAAGTAAGTAAGATTAAGATAATGATACCTCAAGCTGTAAGACATGGATACACAGTGAAGGTGCATGAGTATCTCTATGTGTTTAGTAAGCGTTGAATACATGGACGAGCAAGAGCTATTCTGTGTTCTAGACCTCCAGTAATGTGAGGGGGTAAGACAAGTGGATAATTATCCTCCAGGAATGTCTGAGTATGGTCTAATGTGTGTTGGCGAAATTCCATCATATATCTGTAAGAGATGTCATCGTAAGTTGTGGTTTCCTTGTAAGAACTGTCCCAATCCCGAAGATTGTGATATGTTACAACATCGGGAGGTAGATTCAGAATGAGAGTTGTAGAGGTGGGTCTGGTTAAAAGCTTCAAACTTAATCAGAAAGAGTTAGTCTCTCAGGTATATTCTATCTCAAAGCCGTATAGGGATGAGGGAAAGGTTGGTTTCAGACCACCAATAGTATACCACAAGGCAATTGAGAATAATAGACTGATTGTGGCTTTGGAGAATTCAGAACTTGTTGGTTTTCTACATTTCAACTTGCGTAGAGACAACTCGATAAGAATCTATGCATTTGTTGTGAGACAAGATTGTGTAGGTAATGGAATAGGGACTAAGATGCTTGAACTTCTATCAACTCAGAACGGTGACAGCGTTGTCATCGAGGTTTCGTCTAAGAACAGCAGAGCGCAGAGTTATTATAGACATCTAGGATTTGAGCAAGTTGGAGAGAGAAAGAAGGGTGATTTAACAACTCTTATCATGTCTGTAAGTTCTAAACATCTAAAACTAAAGACTTATATGCCCACAGACAGAGTTAGAATACAGAACTTTGGAGGGATACAACATGGCAAGAAAGAGAACAAAGGAGACTGAAGCAGAGCCCATATCTTTCTACATGAGAGCTGTAGTCAGAGACGATGTCTATGAGATATCAGCACGAGGATATCTGATGGAAGCACGGCTCAATGGAAAGCCAATCAATGTAGAGAAGGTAGATGTGAACTTTGCAGAGGGCGAATATCCAGTCATCCAGATTTCTAGTAGAGTGTTTTGATTAAGGATATAGACCGTATGAGTGAGAGAACATGTCAAGACCAACTAAGAAACTCAGAAAGAGTCAAAGGATAGCCTTTTTTGTGCAGGAACTAATTAGGGATAGGCCTTTACCATATGCTGAGGTAAGAGACAAGGTGGGGAAAGAGTTTAGTCTCTCTAAGACTGAGGCTGGTGGATGGTTAGGTGCACTCAATGGTAGATACTTCATAATCTATCCAAGACAGAACTACTCTAATTCGTGTAAGGTCATCACTATTCCAACTCATATAGAAGATGCTAGAAAGATGTTTGAGAGACTAAGAGCACAAGTTCCAGTCAAATTTCTCATAAAACAAACTAGGGCAAGAATGAAGAATGCCAGTATGGTTGAGAAAATAATAAAGGACAGTCCCAATATAGACGTTCTTGAAATTTCTAGTAGGACAGGCTTATGTAAGAATACAGTCAAGGATATTATAGGCCAACTATATGCGGAGAGGAGAATATGATGTTCTGGATTGTTGGTGGATTACTTGCTATCAGCATAAGTGGTCTATTCATGCTTCTATGCCACATGGATGTGAAGGCAATGTCTAGTAAGGAAGAGGCATTACCTGAGAATGAGACAAGGCATGTTTCACAGCCAACAGGCAAACCAGACAGTGGAAACAAGCTATGTATTCTTTGTCATGAACGTCCTGCTGTTGATGGAACAGATGTATGCAGTCTCTGTGAAGAGGAGAACATAGGAACAGCTATGATATTTGACCAACCAGACAGTGAGGTTCCGTAGTTATGGCAACCAGTGAAAGAGTGACTAAAGTTACGTATAAAGTAGATATACCACTAGTGCTATTGATGATTCTGTCCCTAGGATACTTTGTATACCCACAATGGCAAGGAGTGTTCGGAATATTCATATTCACTGCGGTTGTAGCCCTCAGTGCACTCATATCTGCAGTGCCATTGGTGGGTATATTCCTGCAACAGTTTGCTCTATCTACATGGATTGTTCCCAAGGTATTTGAACTGACTGGCTTGTGGCATACATGGCTAACAGGCATTATATGGATAATGGCACTCATATTGGGGTTTATTATATATGTGTTGTCAACACTATGGATATTGGTTGAACTTACAGACTCATGATGATGTGTGCATATACTGTTGGGGAAGGTAAATGGAAAGTGTAATAGCAAAGGAAATAGGTAAATATATAATAGGGAATGTCGCCAGCCTCTCGTGTGCAGGGAGGTGCTATCCCCGACAGGTGCACAACCATAGAACACCAGCTATAATGGAGGAATGTATATGAAGAAGTTCATTGGTATTAAAAAGCCAAGAGTCATAATAAACTACCTAAGAGACAGTTTCGATAAGAATGATTTGCTCTTGGTTGCTATAGAGAAAGTAGAGGGCAGTCCAATTGACTTTCTCCAGAGACGCTATCATAAGAGTGTTGAAAGTTTATCTAAGAAAGAAGAGAGAGTCTTCAGAACGATGTGTAAACTGTCGAAGAAGCTGAGATGTAAGAAAGCATGGTTTTCTGACTTAATTGAGCTTGCTTTCAAAGCTGGAGCAACAGATATGGCTATGGCTCTACATTGTGCCAGTGTGTATGCAGAGAACTGTGACTGAATACATTGAGAGGAGTTGTGTAGATGCATGATGGTGAAGTCTTGTCTGACGATATGCTAGTGGCATGCAAGATATACGAGATTACGATTCTACTAAAGAGAAATGTCGGCTTGAAGACCCTTGTAAGAGAGTTAAGTAAGAAGATGGATTCAGGTAGGGTTGAGAGAGCACTGAAGTCTCTGGAGAACTGGGAGATAATAAGAAAGCAACTTGGCTTCATAGATGGTGGTATAGAGTATAACTATGTGCTAAGTCCCATATGTGTAAGTATCATTGGAACAGTATACGATGAGGTCATACACAACATACGCTTGGTGAAACTTGATGCAAAGCAGTCAGAGGCTCTGCTTGCATACCTAAGAGATAACAAATCAAACATAATGAGAGACTTTGAGGGATTCGGTAGATTGAAGTCGTTATTGGCGCTACTAGATTAGATTGTGGTAGGAAAAAAAGAGGTAGGAATGAAATATTTGGAGGATTAAATATGTCTAAAAAGAGAGGTCGTGTGAAGCTATTGGTAAAGGTCTGCAACTGTGAAGACCCACTACCACAACCACAGCTACAAGAGGGCATATGTCCAATATGCGGTAAGGTTGAAAAGGTTCTCTCTGGAGTAGTATGTGGTAGATGTGGATACACTATAGTAGACAGCAATCTTAGTGAGTATTCCAGCCTGGAGAGAAGGTGTGAACACACCGAGGAAAATCGGAATACTTCTATGAAGATAGACGTTAAAGCAGATAAGAAACACAGGTGATGCTGAATGAAGGGAGTATGGATTAAGTGCCTAAGCGATATAGTCAATTTGGCCAGACAGATAGGTTGTTTGATGTATTATAAATACAGTGACAACGCTCATATATATTACGTAAGAGCTTCTGGTGGTGGAGACTCAGACAGTGTCCACTATATTTTGGTTCGTCTTAATACACCAATTGATGGTGGTGGGTTTGTGACGTTGAATGAAGATGGCAAGATACAAATCTCAAAGAGTCCAATAATGCCAGTTTGCGCTAAGATAGCAGAAGTTGAATACGATGAATACTTACTTAGTATAATTGAGGAGAGAAAGAAGTGGGATACAACTCTCTGATGTGCCATATGGTGCTTGATGAATGTATCATATAAAAATAGACCTAAGTGATGAAGAGCTAAGGGCCATTGAAGCAGCTTTCTTCATGCAGTTGACTAAAGAAGAGTTTCAGAGCATAAAGCCTTACCTGATAGACATCTGGAGACGAATAGAGCGAGCTAAAGATGAGGGCGTAGAGATGCTAGCAAAGGCTAATTTGCTATCATGTTTATCTATTGGAACAAGCTATACCCTTGAAGCACTGCAGAGCATATATGAGAGCAAGTTTAGAGAGCCTATCTCAATAGACACAATTAGAGACATAGTCGATAAGATACACAAAGACGGCTTACTCGACATAAGAACAGATAAAGAACATGGCATGCTTGTTGGAATAAAGGAGAATATTGAACATGAAGAAGAGAAGAAGACATAAGAGACTTGAAGAAGAAAGAGGCAAATGTGGCATATGTGGAAGGGAGATAGATTCAGCTGTGCTTATAATAAAGGCAAAGGTAACAAAGAGGACATTTGAGACAAGTAGAGTTGTAGAGATTCTATGCTCCAGATGCTGGAATGACAAATATGCAAGGGAGGCAAGACAGACATGAGCAAGAATCGGTATGGAATGTATATTAAGCCTTCATTATCTCCTCCATTCAGAGCAACACCAAGGATGTCCGCTCTAAGGAGTATCAGGGTATGGTGTAAGAGACACTCTAGGCCAGTGTTGATGAGAGGCATAGTGCCCCCTGTAGCAGGCAAGATAATTATGGTGTATAGATGTCCTGAATGTGATAACATTATTGTTGTGGAGGAGTTGTAGGAAAAGTGGATATTAGCGCCTCAATAGAAAGTATGGAGTGAAACGGAGAAACATTGGTGTATTGTAAATGTTGATGATGAGAAACATTCCAGCAACCGATTTTGATGCAAAGAAGGTCAAGTATCCTCGTCTAGACAGAATAATTAGGGTTCAGCCATATCCAGAGGTGCTCATTGATAAACTGATATACTGGCAAGAGAAGAGATGTGGAAGCAATATAGGAATAAGGTTAGTGAGTGACGACAGATTAGAAATCAGAACTAGAAAGCAAGAGAGTGCTCATCCAGACTTTGTGGAAGCGTTCAATAGAACAGGAAGGGTCGATAATATCAGAGCAATGATGAAGTCCTTTCCAAAGCCACATGAGGTTGTTGTCTTTGCAGAACTTCTACGAGAGGGAAGGAGTCCCAGTAGAGTGGAGTTACATGAGAGGGATGACTGCGTTGTCTTTGATATATTCACAAGGGAAGAGGGATTTCTAGAATATCCAAGAGTTGTCTGCAAGTGTAATGTCTTTGGAATTCCAGTAGTGAGATGTTATGCGGAAACTAGACATACTTCCCTTAGTGAGATACTAGAGTTCAGGGACAGAATGGTTGCTCTAGCCGAAGAGAATGGTAGAGAGGGAGTTGTCGGAAAGACATGGTTTGATGGACAATGTATATTCTTCAAGGAAAAGATAGACATGCCAAAGCTGGAGAGAGAGAGTAAGCCACCATCAGAGTGGTCTTTTCTACCAGTATTACCAGACTCAGAGGTCATGGGTGCCATAGAGAAGGTAAGAGAAAGCATAGGAGACGAACAGTTCAATGATAAAACAATAGCTATGCCACTTATAGCAAAGTATGTAAAAGAGGAATGTGAAAAGCATAAATATAGAGCCCCCAAGAAATTATTCAGGTATTACATAGAGCGTCTGGAAGACATCAAGATATCCAAGGAGAGATGAGATGACTAAATATAAATGTGGACATGAGACTGACATTATAGTTCTAGATAGTAACCTATTATCCTTAGCTGCTTACTTCGAGTGGCTTGAATCCGTTGGAGAGGACGGAACAAGGGAGCTATGTTTCGAGTGCTTCAACAAAAAATGGAGACATAAAGAATGGGTGAGGTCTAAGTGAAAAGAATACAACGCAAAAGAATAAAAGGATGGAAAATGCCCAAGAATGCAGTCTATGTAGGTCGTCCTACGAAATGGGGCAACCCATTTACAGTTGGTGTTGATGGAGATAGATTAACTGTAGTTGAGAAATACGAAATGTGGTTACGTGAGAGACTTAGGAAAGACCCATGCTTTCTGGATGAGCTGAAGGGAAGAAATTTAGCCTGTTGGTGTTCATTGGATAAGCCTTGTCATGCTGATGTCATTCTGTTGTTGTTTGAGCATGGTATGGTGGAATAATGACGAACACTGTCTTCAAAACTGTCGTGGGCTCTCACATGTGGGGTATGAATCATAAGGATAGTGATATAGACTACTTCATCTGCTACTCTGTTCCAACGAGGGACATTCTATCTGGTGTTGCAAATATTAAGTCATCTCATACGAAGCATGGTATTGCGGATTATGCAAAGCATGAAGTTGGTATAGTCGTTAATCAGTTGTTGAAAGGGAATGTTAATTTCCTATGGGGAGTGATGAGTCCAGTGGTAGAGAAGTCATCTAAGTGGCACAGAGAGTTGAAGAGAATAGTGAAGAAGAATGTATCTAAGAACTGTTATAACTCAATATATGGCCTAGCTGTTCACAATTATAAAAAATACATTGAGTCTGGAAGGGATGTATCGGAGAAACGATGTAATATTATTGCTCGCACAATTGAGTTTGGTATCAATCTTCTTAGTAGCAGAAAGATTGTCTTTAGGCCAGTCCATAGCGCTACTCCTGAAATGATTGAGAACATGTTGGACTGCCTATATGGTGCTTTGCTGGATAGTTCATTGCCAGATAAACCAAATGAGAAGCCATTCAGAGAATGGCTTTTGAATTACAGATTGATGATTCTTTAGAATGTTAAGGAAACTTTATATGTGTGACCACAATAAAAAATACAGACGAGTGAATAGAGAGGAAAACTGAGATGAATATGTATGACAAAACCAAAATGGTGTAGATTATCGGAAAAACCAATAAAATCATTTAGGCTATTGGATAGTTTAAAGGAATATTGGCAACACAAGTTGGGTCTATGCAGATTTGGTATAGAAGTCACTCTTACGCATGAGCCCTACTTTGGCAGATTGGATAGAGGGCTTAATGAGAATCACTGGTTGATAACAGCTAATAATGAGCGTGTTCTGTTACATGAGCTATTGGAGTTGCTTCTGATTAAGAGTAATGTTGAGCCAAATAATCATGACATAATATTTCCTCTAACAAACGCTCTGCTGAGACTGAAGTATACTAGGGGCAACATTGTTGAAGCAAGAACTAAAAATTATCGAATGGAGTGAACAGGTGAGTTATGTGCCGAAAGAAACTAAAGAAATTGACAAAATGTCAGCAGTAAGAGAGGAAAGTCAGATAATTGGCTGTTTCTTAGATTGGCTTAGGCAAGATGGAGTTGTGCTCTGTCGTATAGATAAAGAGCTTGCTAAAGAGGGATTTCTGAAGCTCTATGAAATTGGGGAGACAACTGAGGAGCTTCTGGCAAAGTATTTCGATATAGATATGTATAGGCTTGAGCATGAACAGAGGGAAGTGTTGAAAAAGATAAGGAGTAATGTGAGTGGGTGAGCGGAGAACATCCTTTGGAGTGAATAGAATGAAGGAATTTTTAAAAGCCAGTGAAGAAAACGTCAAGTTTTTGAGGAATTTGTTTGGGTTGCCAGAGATAGAAGGAGAAGTTAAAAAAGATATTTTAGCCGAAATGAATGGAATGTGGAAAGAATTATCGGAGGAAGGAACCGACTCTGTTGAACTGGTTCGTCAGATTAGATATGATGAGTGTGATGTCCATTAAACCAAAACAGCATTTCAAAATAATTTGTTCAGAGTGCGGTGAGGAGATGCCACTTGTGGGAAGTTGCTACAACAGTGACCCTATTCAAGACCAATATCAGTGTGAGAATCCGAAGTGTAAGAACAGAAAGTTTGTAATTGTTTTGAGAGAGAAAGGATGGTAAGTAGAACATATGAGGCTGTAAAAAGGTGAGGTGAGGTGAGGTGGATGAGCGATTTCTGGCTTGGTTTTTTTGTGGGTTCGTGGATTGTATTGCTAATTCGATTGATACAGGTTCAAAAGAAGCTGAAGAAGCTTGAGAGAGAGGTGAGCGTGTGAGAGTAAAGGAAGCTGTAAACGAATGGGTAAATGCGGTAAGACCGAAAATAAGCGACATGGTGAGGGAGTGGGTTGGGTGAGCGAGAAAAATGAGATAATGATAAGTATCGACGGAATTGTCTTGACGCAGAGGACAATAGAGGAATGGATAGACGATTTTATCACATGGTTGGAATCACGAGGGGAAATGTTTGCAGGAGGACATAGGCTTGTGAAAAATGCGGTGGAAGGGTGAGCAAATGAAAGAAACAAGAAAAGTGTGGAAAGAAAAAATGTGGTGGAATGAAATGATTAAACGTGCTAATGCTATCAAGCCATACAGAGAGTTTTTTGGCACTCCTTTAGCTAAAATTCCTGTTAACGAGGGCATAAGAATGATAGAGCAACTGGTGGATGAATATAGGAGGAGATTGGTATTAGGAATGCAATAGAGCTAGGAATTGCGTTTCTAGAGTGGAGAAAGATTAGACAAGACTGCTTACTGTCAAAGAAGAAACCAATTACTAGGAGGTTACGAAATGGTAACCAAGAGAGAGTTAGATAGACTCTGGAGTGAGCTCTCTTACAGTGCAGAGGAGCTAGCAGATGAGTTCGTGCAGAGAATAGGCAAGAAGAAGGCAATAGAGCTCATGAAGAGGATAGGAGAGGCAGTAGGACAGACACTAGAGTGGCACTTGCTTGGACTGGGATTAAAGAACTTGGAGCTAGTAGAGAGAATCTATAATGAAATCAATAGAACTGAGGTAGATTCAACTGCCAATAGCAGGACCTGAAGAGCATCCAGATACATATAAAACACGAGCAACTGCACATTTAATAGACATTCTATGTGAGATAAGGGATGATATCAAGAGAATGAAAAAGGACATCGAGGCTATACGCAATAAAGTAAAGAATCCTAGAATAATTCGTGAAAAAGCAAAACTAAAGATTGTCGAGGACTTTGATTGTCGTTAACTGAAATGGAGTGAAAGAATGAGTTCAGAGCATGAATATAGACGTGAAATCAGTAGGCGCTTGGGTATGTCAGAAGACTTCACAGAGGACCCTGAAGCGCTAGATAGACTTGCTGGTCTACTTGAAAAATTTGTCAAGACAAAAGTCGATTCGGCTGAGGTATGTAGATGAGTCTAGCTGGAAATGTGGTGATGCGTGCACATCTGTCGAGCGTGTTAAGGCGAATGAACAGACTGCATCAGATATTAATTGAACTTGAAGCTCCAGAACTGTATGGAATAAAATCCTCCATGTTTCACGTTGCAGAAGCGAGAGCAATTTTAGACGAGTTATCTTCTTTAATGGTAGACGGATGTGAGGTGAGCGAGTGAGAAAGAGGATAAGTTTTTCTTCTGTTTGTCCCTGCTGTGGTGGTGCAATCGAACCAAGCAGAATTACTCAAAAGGAGTTTCAAGGATTACATTGTATCGATTGCGGACGGAAATTTAGGATTCTGCGAAACATGAAAGGAGAACAGAGGTAAGCGGATGAGAGCGAGGAAAGAGACGTGGTGGGACGAAATAAAGAGAACAAAAGAAAATCTGAATGATATCGAGGATTTGGATTTTGCACGAATGCTGGCGAGAAGGTCAGCCGAGTGGCAAGAGAACGCCCTCAAAAGGACTGTGTATGTAGGATGAGGTAAACGTATGAGAAAAGTTGCTATTGTAGGAGCAGACAGAACTTTTTGGAAAGGTAAGAAAATGGAGCTTGCATCGAAAAATATTATAACTGATATACTTAAAATGGAAGCCAACGGTAATCCTGATAACATAGTGCTAATTTCAGGTGGTTGTCCGCAGGGTGGTGTGGATATCTGGGCAGAACAAATTGCAAAAAGACTTAACATAAAAACAGAAGTCTATCATCCAGAAGTCAATCAATGGTCGGATGAAAACGGAAAATGTGGATTTTGTTCGAGAAACAAGCAGATTGCCTTTGCCTGTGATGTAATTTATGATATAGAACCAAAAGGAAGAAGAGGTGGAGGAACTTGGACACTTATGTATGCAAAGAAAATTGGAAAAAAGGGTTGTCTTATTGAGGTGTGTGAATGAGAGGAAAACATCCTTTGGATAGGATTGCAGGACTTCTTGGAAAACATCTAAGTAAAAACATGAAAGTTGACCCTGTTGAGGTTGTTCGTTCAATACGGGAGAGAAGGTGTGATGTGAGCCACTATAAAGGAGATATAAGAAAGCTAGTAGGTATTGAAAAATGTCCTCACTGTGGAGGAAAAATTATCAATGGACACTGTGTGAGATGTAGAAAAGGAGTCTACTTATGAGTGGTGTTGGTAAATGGAAAGAGTCTGTCCTCTATATTCAATAATGTGTAAAACTGATGTTCAATGTCGCAAAGATTGTGCATGGTTTGACATAACGCTGAATAAATGCACAATCGTCTCAATTGATTATGGACTAACTTCATTTAGAGAGGATTTGATTACATGCTTGGAACAGCTGATTAAGGCAATCAGCAAGGAGGCAACCGAATGAGCGAGTCAACCCAAATCAAGTTTGAGAGAACATCAAAGATTCTAAAG